GTAGAAGTACCAGCTGATGTTGATTCTTTAAAAGTAGTTGAAGATTATTACGCAAAATATATTGTAAAAGATACTTTAAATCTAACATATGATTTTGGACCTGAAATTACAATTGATTCATTAGGAACAAAACCGAATCCATCTTTAGGATTTGGATTTCTTACTGATACAATATCTCAAAATAGAATCCTAAGTAGAAAAATAGAATGGAACTTTCAGATTCCAACAATCTACAATACAAAAATAGTAAAAGAGTTACCCAAAAGACAATTCTATTACGGAGTTGGCGCTGATTTCAATAAAACCAATTTTATACAAAGTGCAAAATTTGGTATTTTATATAAAGACAAACAGGACAAAATATTTGGATTAAATTTAGGTGTACTAAATGCAAATAATAATGTAACTCCTTATGTTGGTGGTTCATTGTATTGGAAATTATCATTGAAGAAAAAATAATGGCTAAGCAATCCTTAAAGGATATCATTAAGATTGAATACCAAAAGTGTGCATCAGACCCGATACACTTTATGAAGAAGTATTGCTATATTCAACATCCAGTAAGAGGAAAAATTCCTTTTCATTTATTTCAATTTCAAGAAAGAACTTTAACTGAATTTGATAAAGAAAGATATAACATTGTTTTGAAATCAAGACAAACTGGTATATCAACTTTAGTTGCTGGTTTTTCTCTTTGGAAAATGTTATTTAATTCAGATTTTAATATTTTGATTATTGCAACTAAACAAGAAGTGGCAAAAAACTTAGTAACTAAGGTGAGATATATGAATGATAATCTACCAACTTGGTTAAAACAAACTGCAATAGAAGATAACAAACTATCTCTTAGATATTCAAATGGTTCTCAGATAAAGGCTACATCAGCTGCGGGTGATGCTGGTCGTTCTGAAGCACTATCTCTTTTAGTATTTGATGAAGCTGCATTTATTGATAAGATTGAAGATATATGGATATCATCACAATCGACACTTTCAACTGGTGGTAGTGCAATTATTCTTTCAACACCAAATGGTGTAGGAAATTTCTTTCATAAAACTTGGGTAGGAGCAGAAGAAGAGGAAAATGGATTTAATACAATTAGATTACATTGGAGTGTACACCCAGAAAGAGACCAAAATTGGAGAGATGAACAAGAAAAACTATTAGGATTAAAAGGAGCAGCACAAGAATGTGATTGTGACTTTGTATCATCTGGTGATACTGTCATAGACCCTCAACTACTAATGTTCTTTAAAGAGACCTATGTTCAAGAACCAATAGAAAAGGGTGGATTTGATGGAAACTTATGGAAATGGGAATATCCTGACTACAATAAAAGTTACATGGTAGTAGCCGATGTTGCAAGAGGTGATTCATCGGATTACTCAGCTTGTCATGTTTTTGATGTAGAACAAGCATCACAAGTAGCTGAGTATAAAGGTAAATTAGATACAAAAGATTTTGGAAACTTTTTAGTATCATTGGCAACCGATTATAATAATGCTCTACTCGTAGTAGAGAATGCAAATATTGGTTGGGCAGTAATACAACAAATAATTGATAGAGATTATAAGAACTTATTCTATATGAGTAAGGATTTAAAGTATGTAGATGTAGAACATCAGATGACTAACAAATATAGAAGAGAAGAAAGAGGAATGGTAGCTGGTTTTAGTACAACATCAAAAACAAGACCTTTAATTATATCCAAATTAGATGATTACTTTAGAGAAAAATCATGTACAGTTAGGTCATCTCGTTTAATTGATGAGCTTTTTACATTTATTTGGACTGGTAATCGAGCTGAAGCCATGAAAGGTTATAATGATGACTTAACTATGGCATTCGCAATCGGATTGTGGGTTAGAGATACCGCTTTGAGATTAAGACAGGAAGGTATTGATTTAACAAAACAAGCATTGGGTAGTATTGGACAACAAACACATGGACAAGGTGTATATGGTGGTAGTAATTCATTAGATAGAAACCCTTGGACACAAAAGGTTGGAGACAATGATGAGGATTTAACTTGGTTAATTAGGTAATATTTAAAAATTATATATTTATAGAGTAAGGAGTTAATTATGGACAATATTACAAAAGCATTATATTCAAATCACATTAACATCATCAGAAACGAATCTGAAGAGATAGAAGAATACGATGTTGTAAACGAACAAGATGTTTCAGAACTTATTGAATTTTTGAAACATTACAAACCTGAGGTTAACGAAGCTGAGTATCAAGGTAGAAAAGTAAAACTTGGCAAACCAACTAGAGGTGATGTAAAGAAATTTAAAGTTTATGTTAAAAACCCAAAAGGTAATGTGGTTAAGGTAAACTTTGGACATGGTGGTTCATCTGCAAAGAAAGCAGGTCAGAAAACAATGCAAATCCAAAAGGATATACCATCGAGAAAAAAAGCATTCAGAGCAAGACACAACTGTGATAATCCTGGTCCAAGAGATAAGGCAAGGTATTGGAGTTGTAGAGCTTGGTAATAAAGGTTATATAATTAAATTAAAAACAAAATGGCAGATACTTCATTTTTCGGTAGATTAAGGAAACTTTTTTCAACTCAAGCAATCGTTAGAGTCGATTCAAAGGGAAGGAGAAAGGTTGCTGATACGGATGAGAGACAAAAAACAAACTTATCTTTTCTTAGGGACCGATATACAAAATTACAAAAAGGATTTTACGAACAAGCTGGTTCAGCACAATCAATGGCTTACCAACAAGTTCGAAGAGAAATATTCAGAGATTACGATGCGATGGATAATGACCCAATAATTGCATCAGCATTAGATATTTATTCAGATGAGTCCACACTTAAAAACGAATATGGTGATATTTTAACTATTCGTTCATCAAACGAAAATGTTCAGTCTATATTAAACAACTTATTTTATGATGTACTTAACATAGAATTCAATCTATGGCCATGGGTCAGGAATATGTGTAAGTATGGAGACTTTTTCTTATCATTAGAAATGGCTGAAGGTAAAGGTATTGTAAATGTATCTCCCCTATCAGTCTATAATACAGAAAGACTTGAAAATACTGACCCTAATAATCCAAACTATGTTAAATATCATGTTGAGGATGATGCATTAGGTAAAGTAGATTACGAAAACTATGAAATAGCTCACTTTAGATTATTAGCAGATACAAACTGGTTACCATATGGTAAAGCTATGATTGAGAATGGTAGAAGATTATGGAAACAATTATCTCTTATGGAAGATGCAATGTTAATCCATAGAATTATGAGAGCACCTGAAAAGAGAGTGTTCAAAATTGATATAGGTAATATTCCACCAAACGAAGTGGATAACTATATGCAAAGAATCATCAACAAAATGAAGAAGATTCCTTTTGTTGACCAAAATACAGGTGATTATAACCTAAAATATAATGTTCAAAACTTAACTGAAGATTTCTATCTTCCTGTTAGAGGTGGTGATAGTGGAACTAATATAGAAAATCTATCAGGTTTAGAATTTAACAATACTGATGATATTGATTACTTAAAAGCTAAACTATTTGCAGCATTAAAAATTCCAAAAGCATATTTGGGATATGAAGAACAAATCAATGGTAAAGCAACATTAGCAGCTGAGGATGTTAGATTTGCAAGAACTATTGAAAGAATACAAAGAATTGTTGTATCCGAATTAAGTAAAATAGCAATAGTTCATTTATACTCACAAGGTATTCAAGATTCAGAACTAACTAACTTTGAATTACAGTTAGTAAATCCATCAACAATTTACGAACAAGAAAAAGTTAATCTTTGGAGTGAAAAAGTTAGACTAGCACAAGACATTCAAGGATTAAATATGTTATCTAAAGATTGGGTATATGATAATATCTTTAAATTAAGTAGAGGTGAATCTGAGAAAGAAAGAGGAACAATGATTGAAGATTTAAAAGATAGATTTAGATTCCGTTCAATTGAGGATGATGGTTCAGACCCAGCTAAAGAAGATGAATCTGAAGATATTGAAGAATCATTAGAGAAGATTAAAAAAGAAATTAAGAATAAAGGTGGCAGGCCACGAGAAGGTAATACTTATAAGAAAGACAAACATCCTTATGGTAGAGACCCTCTTGGTGATGAAGAAAGGAAAGATACTTTAAAGAAGGAAACTAAGTTATCGCCTGAAAAAATTAAGAGTATAGTTAATGGAGTTTCATCAAAACGAAAGTTTCTTCAAGAGACAGATATGTTGGATGAAAGCAACATCATAGAGGAATAAATTATCTTTAATAAATATTTTTATATTTATAATAGAGATTTAGTATTCTATCAAATTAGGAAGTAAGATGAAAAAAATTAAACATAGTAAGTTTAAAAATACTGGTGTATTGTTTGAGTTATTAGTCAGGCAAATAACATTCGAAGTTTTAAACGGTGACAATAACGAAAATGCACAAAAAATTCTAAAGGAATTTTACAATAATAAAACTGAGTTAGGAAAAGAACTTAGATTATATCAATTACTGTCTGAAGAAAAATATAAATCAGAGGGTAGAGCAGAAAAATTCATTGATACTATCTTAGAAGCTAGAAAAAGAATCAATACAAAAAGATTAACTAAAGAAAAATACAATTTAGTTAAGAAAATTCAAGAATCTTTTGATATTAACCAATTTTTATCATCACCTATTACAAATTATAAGGTGATGGCATCAATATATAAGATATTTGAATCACAAGGTAAAGAAAATTACGATGTCAAAGATATATTTAATTCAAAATATACTGTCGTAGAAGGTTTAATAGGTGGTGAATTAGAAAATAAAGCACAACTTATTGAAGATAAAACAATTTCTGAGTTTAAAACTCAAAATAAAGAAGAAAGATTCTTAACATATAAAGTATTGTTAGAAACTTTCAATAAAAAACATCAAAAATTAAATGAATCTCAAAAATCATTGTTAAAAAACTATATTAACAATGTAAGTAATACTTCCAAATTTACAGAATACTATACTCAACAACTCAAAGAAGTGGTTACTCAGTTGGTAAAACAACATAAAGAGGTCAAAGATAAGGTTACTAAAATTAAGTTAAAAGAAACTATCAATGTTTTGAAAAAAACCAAAATTGGTAGGGTAGTTTCAGACAATCAGGTTTCAGCTATGATGATAGCTTATGAATTGATTAGTGAAATTAAAAATGTTAGAAAAAAAGCTTAAAGAATATATTCGTAATCTTGTCCAAGAGATGGATGAGGAATTAGATGAAATCACTACAACTGCAAGTATAGATGGTTTCGATACTCCATATGCTTTTCTGAACAAAAAATCCAAAAAAGATAAAGAGAAAAGAAAAAAAACCGCAACTCAACTTGGTCATACTATAGTTGGTGAAGGTAGACGGCCAAAAAGACCTATTAATAGGTGGTTGGAATTAAAAAATGATGAAACGAGAACACCAAATCAAAAGTTATCGTTAGGATTGAAGGAATTAAAGTATCAATTAGCCGAAGTTGAAATGTTTTTTAGATGGTACAATAAGATTCGTTCTATGAATGAATTGAATAAAGACAAGTATTGGAAAAGGACAAATACTCATATTTATAAGATAAAGGAAAGGTTAATTAACATAGTTAATAGTATAAAGGAGTTAGACCAATGAAAATTACAAAAGAAAGATTAAAAGAAATCATCAAAGATGTATTGAGAGAAGAAACTGAATATCAGAAGTTTTTTAAAAAAGCATTAGAAAAGTCTGGTAAATCAATTCCTCAAATGTCTGATGAAGAGAAAAAAGCATTTTTTAACAAAATAGATGCTGCTTGGAAGGGCAAAGGAGAAAAGAAAGAAAGTTAAAAAATGAAAATTAAAAGGTTGAAAGAAATTGTTAAGGAAGAAATACTAATCCATAAGTATGATGGTATTTCTATTATTAATGAAGAGGTAACTAACGAAGATGAAGATAAGATTCGTAAGATTATCAGACAAGAAGTTTCAGCTATATTTTTTGAATTATTTAAAAAGCGTAGAAGTTGGGGAGCATAATGAAAAATTTACTTATAGAAACAGCGTTATTCGAAGGTAGGGTGAACGAAGATTCATCTGGAAGAACTGT